CGACACATCCAGGAATATCAATAACAGGAACTCCCACCTGCACCGTCACTGGAGGGGCAGATGGGAGACGTGGTTGATTTGTCATCCAACTTGGAATTCTTATATCACGAACTTCCACAGATCTAATATCAATATCACGAATTTCCATTAGAAACCAGATGGAACTCCTGGGATAGCACCACCAGTGGCACCAGGAAGTTCAGGCATTGCTGCATCTAACATTCCTGGGAGTGCTCCAGCAATTGCTTCTGCTGCTGCAGATGCAACTCTCTCCTTTACTTGCTCTGCGATGGCATCACGACGGAGATAAACAACTGTTCCTCCACCGACAATACCAGCAACGCCTACAAACGAAAGAATCGCTAGAACATTAATTACTTTTTGCATTTTAATTTCCTCTGTGAGTTTTAACTGGTAATGTTTTTTCCATGGTAATAGTCAGTAAAGTGACAAATCCAAAGATGAATATATGTGAGATCATTTAGTATAATTCTTCCTCTGCTTCTGTCTGAACAATACAGTCAGATGTAGGATAAGAAACACACAGCAGTGCAAAACCTGCTTCCATTTGATCATCATCCAGGAACGATTGTTCTTCCTGGTCCACAGTACCTTCTACAATCTTACCAGCACAAGATGAACAGGCACCAGCACGGCAAGAGTATGGAAGATCAATGCCTGCTTCGTCAGCAGCATCAAGAATATATTGGTCGCCTTCACAAGAGATGATATTTTCAGTTCCGTCAGAAGAACGAAGAGTTACATTAAAAGTTGCCATAGTCTTTAGTTTACGTGTACAGTACCTATCATGCCCGCTCCTTTATGCGGACCACACCAATATGTATAATCTCCAGATTCTGGGAATGATACATCAAATTCTTCACCAGGCATCATTGCTAGTGCCTCGTGTGACAATTCTGGATGATCTTCCACCACTACATTATGAGGAGGAAGCATATTATTAACAAAATGAACTGAGTCACCAGCGGATATTGTAACTTCCGCAGGATCGAAAACAAGGTTGCCATTGGATCCCATTTGAACGTCTACTGCCCAAGCAGGAGCAGCAAGGAAAAGTGTAGCAAGTAAGGCAAATAAGAATTTCATTGTCTTTCTCCGTTTAAAGATTGCACCGTATTTTGATATCCATTCTCAACAACATTATCATGTAGTTTTCCGATATCTACTAAACCTTCTGCACTGAACCACGGTGCGCTAGCCCAGTCGAATCCCTCACCAAACGTATTATCAGGAGCAACAATATACCAATGACAACTAACGTCAGGTACATCCACAGCACATTTAGACCAATCGTCACTCCACTGTGGAACCTGAACCCACATCACTGCTGCCAAAATAAAATTTAAGAAACTCATTCTACTAGTGTTCCGTGTTGTCTGCGAATCTCTCTAAGATCCTCAAAGTTTTTCTGCTTTGTACCTCCATCATAACTCCAAGCGTATCCCTCGTCAATCATTTGTTCGTTGAGTGAGAGTTCTGCGTCCCCAATGTATAGCCAACCGAGAAGGCGACCGTACTTACCCACACCCCCAACAAGCTCTGTACGAATAACAAGATCGTCATCACCATTGATAGCACCTTCCAGTTTATCTTTGAGCCAGTTGGTGGCATCGATTCCAAGTGCTTTCTCTTCGAGATCTCTCGTGCGTTTTTCTGGAGTGTCAACACCAGCGATACGAACTCTTTCCTTTTTATAGAGATCAAATCCCAAGTCGATAAGTACATCTATAGTATCTCCGTCAAGGACTTTCGTTATCTCGATTACTCGGAAGTTGTAACAACTCTTCCGACTTGGGGGTGTCATTGCTCCCATTAGACTCTCTTTCGTCAATGCCTAATATATAGACGATAACGTAAAAAACACCAGCAAGGAGTATTACAAGAGAAATAATAATACTCCAAGTGACATCATTTACATCCTCAAGTGGTCTTAATATTAAATTCATAACCTATACGTTCCATCGCTGCCTTCAATTCTTCTGAATGATGTATTTCATCATTCATAATCTCAGTGATTTTTTTATCATTACGATCCTCATACTTCAGATACTTTCTATAAGTTTCTGCAGCATGAATCTCTACTTCGTAGGAGAGATGGTAAGCAGAGCGAGGAGATAACCAATAATAAACCACGTTGACCCAATAGTAGATAAGTACAAGGTGTCTGGCGAAAAAGCGATCCACCCAATGAGCATTACCGCCCCGACTCTCCATATACTCCAGATGTTCGGTTTCGTTAAGTGTTTGAGCAAAATGTTCCTCCATGAGATAAATGTGATCTGGACCACGTAAACCCATTGATTCTCTGAAATGTAGCACACTCAGAAAGGCAAAATAGGGTGCCCGAGCAATTTCCTCAAGCACCCAAAACCTCTGAAAGTGTCTACCCCTGTAGAGGTAGTCGATGATTGCTACAGTTATATCTAAAACTAATCTGTTGAGTTGCTCCATACGATTTGATGAGCAAGTTTGTCTCTCAATGCGTTAATACGCTCGCCATTATATTGTTGAAAGTTTCCTCTCTTCTCTACGCTCTTATAATAGTGTAGAGCGTTAAGGATTATTGTGTAATCCTCTATATCTATATCAATCTTCATCACAATCCTCCATCATTGTTGCGATTTCACCACCAATCTCTGCTCCAGTATCTTGCCCCAACATCACCATCCAACCAGATATCAACCAACCAACATATGGAATACCCGTAAAGGCAGGTGCTGCGCTTGCTCCAACACTAGCACCGACCATTCTTCCGGTTGATTCTCCAGCGCCCTCCGCTTTGAGACATGCTGCGTCTTGGGCACTTAACTTTCCCACTTCACCACCCTGGAGATGCCTTGCTCCGTCCATGGTGTACTCTTCTGTCTTTCTGACTACTGAGTTGCCACCGATTCCAAAGAAACCATTGTTCTTATCGATGTCTGTATGGACACCGAGTACCTTTGGATCGTTAGCATTATACTGAATACTATATCCTTCCTTACCTGCCCTTACGGTATACGAAGTGTAATCTCCTACAGGCGGATTGATAATTGGAATCTCACCTCTTTTAATGAGATGTCCCAATATGCCAATGTGGGCAACACCAAACAGTGTGCCCACACCTAGTGCCACCCATTTAAATGGTTGGTTTGACCGGGGGTTCGCCATCATTACCTCTTCCAATAGTGATTGGTGCCTGCTCAATTCTGATTGTCTGTGCAGGAGCAGTCGCTGACGCTCTCTCAATCAGTTTTTCTAAATCTGCCTTACTGATGTTGGAACCACCAGCACCACCTTTGTCACCATTCTTCTTCGCTGTCTGGACGCCAAAAGTAGCTAAAACCCCGGTGAAGACGCTGGCGATGAAAGTTGGATCGAGTTTCTGCTCGGGAATTCCAAGAGCAGGAGGTAGTTTGATGTATGCGAGCGTAAGTATACCTCCGCTCCAAACAAGGATACCAAGACGAACAAAGGTACTAAGAATCGCAAGTTGTTCTTCGGAGTCCTCAACTTTTTCTTTGAGTTTTCCAATTGGACCTTTTTTCTTAGGTTCATCTGTTTTGACTTCTTCAGGCATATTCGATTAGTCAGGCATCTTTATTTAGAAAGATATCCTTTTTCTACTAACCATTCACGAGTCATGGGTGTGGGATCATAGTCAGTCCACATGGTTCCACGAGCACAAGACTCAAGTGCTGCAGCAGTCATACCCTCAGTGTGACCTGCCCAGTATGCTTCTTTCTCCCAGGGGATTGCCTCTGGTGTTGACTGATAAGCACTCTTTGCGATTGCTTGATACATTCCAGGAACATCTTCTTCATTCATGATAATAGCAATGAAGTTGTTCTTGATTGTTCCTGCCATACAGTCTTGAGCAGCGTGCCATCCTTCATGACGCATCACTGACATCATAGTGCCAGGACGACGCATATGAGCAACATTCAGAAAGAAGTTATTACTCACAGTATGATAAACACCACGGTGACCAACAGGAAAATACCTTTCATCTGCTAGAAAAACTTTAGCTCCGACTGCATTAAGTGATCGGACGAGAGAATTAAACTCATCAGCAACAATATCGTAATCAACATCAACCAGGTAATCATCCTTGTTGAGGTCAGAAACTGTTTTGAGTTCTTTGACATGATCAGTGCATTCTTGGAGTAACATGCATCCCATAGAGTGCATAGTGAAGTACTCTTCATCCTTAATTGGATCAGCAAGTGCTGGTACGGAAATAGTTGCTGCTGCCAGCAAACTCATGATAATTTTTTTCATGCGTAATACGCCTCGTAGTATTTGACGATGCCACTTGTAGTGACGTTGCCTTGTGATACCCAGTCATGGGCACACTCATAGATGGATTTATTGGAATACTTAGGGACAGATCCATCCATCTGTCCACCAAATCTTGAGAGAAGAACTTTGAGTGCGCTTTCACGCACTTTCATTCTATCATCACTATAACGCCAGTCTTCTGTCATCTGAATTGATTGAGTCCATTACCAGAGTTCCATCCACCAGGACCAGACTGATAGTTCTCAGAACCACCAGGAGGATTGAGGTGAAGGGTTGTAGATTGATTGCGTGTGGCAATCTCATACATCTTCTGATGAATGTCTTCCGACTCTACAGAATCAGTATGCGTTTCTTGATATTGTTGCTGTTTGATATGTGTTTCTTGTTCCATATAATCTAGTTGCTTCTCACTGCGTACAGGAGGAGCAAACCAAGAATCCTTTTCGAGGTATGTTGGTGCAGGTACACCAGTATACCAGGTTCCTTGTGCTTCTGGACTGTAGAAGACATCACCAAGAGTATCGCAGGGGACTTTGGTTTCGTCAACTGCACACTCTACTTTAGCGGTAGTTGTAATACCAACTGCTTTCTTAATAAGTGCTTTAAATTTGCTTATCATTTTTGCCAATAGTGATGGAAGAAATTACCTCTTGGGTGGCACATTGGGTCAGTGGAGTGCCTATATGGAAGCATACTCTGACCTTTGAAATCTGTTCTGTCACCGATGATACTGTATGCGGAAAGAAGTTTTGATTGTCCCTCTTTCGACCTTAGTCTAGCAACTGTTTGCGGTTTTGCAAAGGGGTTGTATCTCATCCCCTCATACTGACCGGGAGCATAAACCACGTCTGCTACAGTATTGGGAAACCTTGGAGACCTGACCCTGTTGAGTATTGATACTGCAACACAGTATTCATCCATGGTATTTTGTGCTGCTTCAACTTGTACTGCTTTCGCAAGATAAGTATAGTCAGCAGGGGTTAGTGATAAAATAGTTTCTAAAATCATAGATTAAAAAGGGGGGCAGTGCCCCCCAGGTATCGGATATATCAGAAGTTGTACTTAACTCCCAACTTACCACCGACGCCGAGATCGTCGGAGTCGTCTGCGGTCAGGAAGGAGACCTCACCATAAACGCCGAGAGCGTCAGAGACGGGGATACCAAGACCTGCTTTACCAGAGAAGCGAGTCTCGCTATCAACGCCATCAGCGGCGACAACTGCAGGACCAGCCTGGACGTAATATGAAGCGGCACCAACTTCACCCTCGTAACCCACATGGATATCTGTGGTTGCTCCGGTGTAGTCGTCTCCAGTCCAGCCTGCATTGGTCTCGACATTGACGTAAGGACCGGCTAGGGCAGCGGCAGGAGCGAATGCAACAGCAGCGGCTGCAGCAGCGATAGTCGTTTTGAACATTAGTTTTACCTCGTTTAGTTTACTTGCGGAATGGTTACCCGCAGATGGATAGGGACTCGACTTGTCCCGTCTTGCATATTATAGCACAACCCAAAGATATTATGAAGACTTTGGATTGTAACAACTCGTTACCTAATTTGGCTACGAGTAGGTATTTATACACCAGGAATTTTGGTGAAGTGACAGTATAACCGAACTTCCTTGGTGTGTCAACCCCTATATTCCTCAAGCATATCGAGCACATAGTTAAGATATTTGTGTGCCATGTCCTTCTCTGCTTGATAAGGAGTGGGTTCCCAGTCGATTTCATGCTTCAGTTTGAGCACTCGACACTTGAGTTCTTCTTTGGATACGAAGTTTTTAGACATTTTAGTAGTCGATATATGTACAGGTCTCAGGGTGTTTATCCAAGTATCTTTTCACATGACCATGAACATCAACCCCTAAGTCATGATGTGCTTTGGTATGAATCGCTTGAATAAATCCTAAAGTTCCAACCAACATTAAGTTGAGCAGTGTGACAGGGTGAAAAAGAACCCCGAAGACTTGTTTAATCATTGTGCATTTTCTACAGGGGGTAAACGTCCCATATAGGGATCATACTCAAATAGTCTTTCCCAGTCTTGCATCAGTGATCCTTGTTCCTTCCACCACTGCCTGAGACCGTCTCGACTTGGAACATGAAATTGGTCAATGTGTGTCTTGTCCCAAATCATAGATTCCAACTCTGGTGGAGAGAAGAGCAAGAGTGGCATAGCAAAACTATTACCAGACTCATAGATCAAGTGCTCTGAGTTACATCTTGGTTTTGCTTTGTAGTCTAACTTATACTTACCATCACGATAGCAGAGATCTAAGATCTTTTTAGCGTGATGTCTGGTAATCAGATAGCAAGCAGTAGAGAAGTCATTAACGAATCTCTTATGCAGTGAAACGTGCAAAGAACCAGGATTGATGACTGCTAATTGCAACAGGTCATAATCAAATGGAAGGCGAGTATATACGTCCTTCCATGTGAATGGCCAGTGCTTGACTATGGACAAGTCACAGTCATCCTCCATCATGATAGCACAAGAAGTATCGGATGTCGTATACCAGTGATGAATCGCCTTTAAGTGTGAAGTACAACACCCAACGTCAGTCGGACCCATTTGATCGGGATAGCGACCCTTCAGGATGCCGCTCAGGTCATCATCACCTGTGCCATCGTATCCTACAATTCTTGTGTAGTTCTCAATCTCCCAGTATTTAAACTGGTCCTCCATATATTTCTGACGTTCTGGACTACGATCCAGGTTCGTATAATAGATGTGAGGGAGACCTTTGAGTTTGTATGCTGATTTATTTTTGTCCATTAATCTCCTTGTACAATACGAATACTATCTTCATCAAAATGTTGTGTAGAAAACTCAAATAGCTCAACATCAGTGATTGCTGTCATTTGATGTCTAAGTCCACGATAGATATGAAACTTATCTCCTTCTCGTAAGACTATTGTTTTTGCTTGCTTTACATCATCAGAGTCACCATAAGTAAGATACATCTGACCACTCTGAAGATAGAAGGTTTCATCTTTGTCCTTGTGATAATGCCAAGAACATTTCTTTCCTTCATTAAAGAAGAGAAGTTTACCGCAATACTCTTCTGTATTAACAATCCACTTCTCGTATCCCCATCCTTTCGGAACTATTTTAATTTCTTCATTTTGTGAGTTCATCTATGTCTAAGTTTTTAAGTTTGTAAGTTCCGAAATGGGTGACAGCAATAGACGCTGCTTTATTTGCATATGGTATTGCTTTTTCTATTGTACCATACGAAAGATAAAAGTAAACAAGTGCAGATAGAAATGTGTCGCCAGCACCACAAACATCGAATGTATTTACTTTGATACCAGGATATAACTTACCCTGATACTCAGCACCCTTTGATCCTCTTGTGATGATCATTCTATCTGTGGTTTTACCAACCCTGGCGTGTTCATACTCATTAATCTTGACAAATGCTTTTTCAGATAGAAGAATTGATTTCTTTGTATCGACAAATACAGGACCATCAAATGTATCTATCAAGTTATTCAGCATCTCTGGTGAGATAAATCCTTTGTTGTAATCGGATATAACCAGGGCATCATAACTCCTCTCTGGCAAGACATAATTAAATTCACTCACTTCATCTTTTTCATCAAGCCTCATTATCTGTTGATTTGATTTGAGATCAACAAATCTAGTCTTGACAGGTTGTTCATCATTAGTGATGATGCTCACCTTCATACCAAAAGACAAAAGATTGTCATAGACATTCCATGCCATTCCACCAGTTCTTTCTTCTTTGACCCACCTCAGAACAGGTACAGGTGCCTCAGGACTGACCCTATCAACAACACCATATACGTATCTATCAATGCAAGAGTCACCTATAAGCAGAACCTTGAATTGTTTTTGTTGTTGAGTAACTTCCAATCCTGTCGAAGAATTTGACTTCTTTTGCATACTCTGCACCTACAACTTCTTTTCCTTTCCAATCGGATCCTACTATTAATATATCAGGTCGTATGGAATCTATCAATGATTCCAACTCAAACCTAGTGTCAAACGTATGTACGACATCTACCCCCTTGATAGACATCATCTGAAAGACTCTATCTTCAAGGGGGTAGATTGGTCTAAGGTATCCCTTATCTTGAGATACCTTTTTATCTGAATCAAGTGCCACGATCAACGTATCACCAAGAGATGCAGCATATTTGATTAACTCAAAATGCCCTCTATGGAGCACATCAAAGCAACCATTGACAAATACAATCATGATATCTTATCACACCAGTATTTCAGAAGATCACCAAGTGTAGTGTCAATATCATACTCTTCCTTAAATCCGGTCATCTCTACAAGATTAGTAGAGTCTCCGTGTTGATAGTAAATCTCATGAGGACGCCAGAATGGTTCGTGAATCTTTTGCTCAACATGATCCAACCCAGAGAGTTCGATTAGTTTATCAGTGAAGTATTGCATCTTACGAGGAGTATCACCACAGATGTTAAACACATGATTAGTTACATCTGGATGAATCATTGCCAGGTAGTATGCACGAACTGTATCACGAACATCCATTACTACACGAGTAGTAGAGAGATTGCCAATCTTAAGAACAGGTTCTTGGAGACCTTTCATCATCCGTGCAATCTGATAGGCATCAGAAGAGATAGAGAAGATACGTCCACGGCGAGGACCTGTGTGAGAGAATGCACGAGTGATGAATCCTTTGATGAATCCATTGTTCATGCGTTCTTGCAGATACACATCTGTTGCTGCCTTAGAAGCACCGTAGGGATTGGAGGGGACAATGTGATCCTCCCAATGAATCTTACGTCCATCCTGACCGACGTTTCCATAGACCTCAGAGGTAGAGCAGAACATCAGTTTGCAATCCTCTTGATGATCCTGAATAA